AATACCAAAGGTCAGTTTAAAGGCGACCTGATGTTCATTGGTCCTTTAGAACCTGTGCAAGGAAAATTTGTATTTAAACCTGTTACTGTTGAATATCATGTACCTGTTAACAGTGAGTTAGGAAAACTAATAGCCGGACGTCGGGCACTGATTGTTGCCCATGAGTATAACGGTTCTAGATGGAACGGACAAGGTATACAATCAAATTCGCAAGTAACTGTTATTCCTCCTTCAATGGGAATAAAATTTCGATTACAGGCACCAGCACAACAATTTTCACAAGCTAAAAGTTTATTGGCCAAATTTGGTAACCAATTAGATATATTTTTAGGTGGACTTAGCAAAGTAGCTAAGGATGCTTTGCTTAAGTATTGCACACACACGGCCATTGGTAAAACTAATAGTCCGTTGTCAGAATGGTTACGAACTAATGTCAGTGGTAAGCAGTATGAATTATTAATCGGTGCAGACAACAACGGATACTTAATTGAAAATCGTCAGATGTTAGAAGTTACATTTGGTTTATGGCGTGCTATTGCAGCTATCAAAGACAATCTAGCACAGCAACTAGAGCGCCAAGTTCAAGGGTTTGAACAATATGTCAACGGTAGCCCTCAAGGTGAAGGCTTTGTGGTACAAACTGGTTCTGGTTTAATTAAACTAGTGCAGCGCTCTGGCTTTAGTGCTGCTCATTTTGCCGGGTTCAATGCTAAAAAATAGCCGTTTGTATAAATAAAAGTATGCGCGAAAGCGTACGATTATAAAGGAAAATAAAATGGCAACATTTACAAGAATTAATGGTTACCTAGGTAATTATACCACTGGTACACTACGCAGCACAGCGGACCTAAAAGCATTTGTAATCACAGTTAGAAATAACTCAGGTCCTATTGACCTACAGAGTGAAGATGGTGACGTTGCATTGACAGAAGCAGATCAGTTAGTTGAACAAGTTATTAGAGAACTAAATCCTTTAATGTATTTCGTTCCAACAGGTTCAACTGGTGCAATCCATGTTATTATGCATGGCCACAATGTGGATGCAGACATTGTTGAGCGTCGTCTAAAGCAGTTCCTACACTCTAATTCCAGTGTAGCCTTAGGAACTAGCATCACTGTAGCTTAATTAATTTAAACTACAATCAAGCCTGCTTCGGCAGGCTTTTTTATTGGCCGAAAATAGTGTTAATAAATATTTTCATGGCAGACATAGCAGCATATACTTTGGTAGACATCACATACACCAATACACACTCAAATGCTTTAGAGCATTCTTTTCAAAGAAATCAACAAAGAAACTGGGAAACAGCACACCAATGCTTAAATTTAGTTAGTGCCATTGGCATCAAAGCTGTGCCAGGAGCTCCTAAAATAGTAGATATGTCTTATCATCGATTTAGTTCACAATACACCGGTATGCAAAGATGCTGGAAGTTTATTTTTTCTTTAGAAACAGATGATATAGATTTAGAATCAATTAAAAATTCGTTTAATTACGTGCCCATTATAAAAAACCTAGATGAGACAGTGGCACTATCAAATCCTTATTTTTCTACTATAGAGTCAGATATAAACATATACTTTAAGCTAATTTCGGAGAATGGGTAAATATTCTAATACTACTTTATAATAAGTAGTCACCGATTAAGAGGGTTTAAATACAAATGTCAGCTAGTGATATTGAAAAGGAAAATTTGGAGGCTCATGTGGAACTTTGTGCAGAGCGTTACCGACAGCTAAATTTAAAATTAGATAATTTAGATCAAAAAGTTTCGACCATGGAATCAATGATTGCTGATATCAAAAATACATTGTCTGATGCCAATGATAAACACAATAGACAACTAATAACCATTGGAACTAGTATTATTGTAGTACTAATTGGTGCTATAGTAACTTTATTGGTGGCATTGAATCGATGAAAATAGTAGAATTCATGGGCGGTATGCAGCTACCAATCACCAATGAAGAGTCAGACGTGCTGGCTAAATTCGACGATTTAGATCATGCTATTGCTAAATCGACATTAACCGAACGTGAGCAGGTTATAGCAAATCAATTAGTTAACAAGGGCGTACTTGTTAGAAAAAATCAAGATGGACAAATCAGATACAGTAAACAAGTACACAGTTGAGCAAGCAGTTGCTGAAGCAGTTAAGCAAGTTAAAAAATGGACTCGTCGAGAACTAGACACTATACTATCTGAATATCGACCAGGCAAAACAGCACCACTTATAATCCCACTCAACGAACATGTTTTTTTAATTGGAAACTATGCAATTCTCGATGATCAACAGTGTTGGCACATGATTTATCGTTATAACGACGACACCATAGAATTTCTTAATAGAAATGCAGCTATTTTTTATGCTGTGTGTATGCAGACCAACAGAGGTTATTTGGCTAACACCATAAAGAAATATGATGAAGAAATAAATAGACTTGTTATAGAAGAAGAAAGGTTAAAACAGCGTATAAGCCAGGCTCAACGCAAAAAAAATCATTATAACTATGATTTGTACAGCAACAAATATCAAAATATTCGTGCAAGGCTTAGGCATCACCGATCTCTTTTAGAAAAAAATTTAAAACATGCTAAATACAGTAACCATTAGGAACCACCTATTATGAATATTACAGATATTAATCCTGTTGCAAACAGTCGCAAAATGAATACATTGATGGAAAGTCGTTTCGGATTCAAGTTAGACCTTGATCGTTTAACTTATGCAAAAGCCAAACAACTATCACAGTTGGTAAATGAAAATCTACAACGTATTCGTCACAGCTTCGGCGTGCATACAGCAGAACGCAATCCAAAATACATGGAATTACTCATGATCCGTGAAAGTCTCGGTAAATGGATGCGCGAAAACCAAAGACTTATGGAAAGCGAAATGGGCAAAAGCGAAGCCATTCTTGCTGCTAAGGACATGGTAGACAGCATACAAGACATGGTTGAAAAAGTCAGCAAGATGCAAGTTGAGCAATTACCGGCACTAATTGATACTATTCGTGACCAAATTGGTATGGCCGAAGCTGACCAATTTAAACAAGCCATGGGGCAACTACTAACCACTATTAGTCAAGAGTTAGGTACTGCTCGCGAAACAGCAGATAGCAGTGCTCGAGCATTAGCCGGTGAGGACATGGCCGGTGGGGGCATGGGAATGGGTTTAGGTGGGCCCGGTGATATGGGAGCAATGGACGCAATGAGTACTGCTCCGACATTAGGCGAACCCAGCGATCTAGATACAGACGAGTTCGGAGCGACCGATGCAGCCAGTGGCGGAGTTGAACCAGTAGGCAGAGAAAAGCGTTAATGAGAGCTCGAGAATTTGCATTTGAGGGGGCAACAACCCCCTCAATTTCTAATTTAGTCAGCACGATTGAGACTTTAAGAGATAAAACAGATCAAGTTCGTGTTGATAGTTTAGTGAATTTAGTTCGCAAACGTCCTGGCAGTGAAATGTTTAACATAGACATTCTAGTTGATGCATTTGAGAACAATCCAGCAGTAAAAAATCTTATTACCAGTATCACCGATGACGATTCTGGTGTTAAGTATGCACATTTAAAATCGTTGACTTCAGACAATGATGATATTAATGAGCCCGAAATGGGTAACAATGATTTAGGTGGTGCCCGTAATCCGCAAGATACGGTAAAATCAATGGCTAAAAGAGCAACAAATAAAAGACTCTAAATAGTTGTTTTCTAGCAACTAATCTGTTATACTCATTGAGTATGCTAAATCCAAAATATAACTATCAACAAATCAACAGAGAGAGTCTCAATGGGCGCAGATATTATACTACACCCACCGGAGATCGTGTACCTAGTGTAACAACCATTTTAGATCGCACTAAACCCGAAGAAGCCAAGCAAGCACTGCAAGAATGGCGACGCAGGGTTGGTGAACAACGAGCACAGCAAATTACTACCGAAGCAGCTGGGCGAGGCACCCGAATGCACAAATGGTTAGAAAATTTTATACAGTCAGGAGATCCCGGTGTGCCGGGAACACACCCGGAAAGTATTCGTAGTCACCGTATGGCACAAAAAATTATTGACACAGGATTTGTAAATGTCACTGAGGTTTGGGGCAACGAAGTCCCACTTTACTTTCCTGAGTTGTACGCAGGAACCACAGACTGTGTAGGAATTCACAGTGGTGAACCTGCCATACTAGATTTCAAACAAACTAATAAGCCTAAACGTCGTGAATGGATTGACGATTACTTCTTGCAATTAACTGCCTATGCACTAGCGCACAACGAAGTACATGGCACTAACATACGTAAAGGTGTAGTTATGATGAGTGTGCGTCCTGAAGATGGGGCTGAACCTGAATATCAAGAATTCATATTAGAACCTGCTGACTTTGATCACTGGACACAACGATGGTGTGATCGTGTTAGTGAGTATTATCGTATACGGTAAATACTCTAAACAAGGATCAGCAATGTCAGTTACTCAAATTAGCCAGGTACAGGTACGCCGCGGGTTACTACAGGACCTTGGCCAGTTAAGTTCGGGTGAGTTTGGATGGGCAGTGGATGAACTTAGATTATTCATTGGCAATGGTCCAGTAACTGAAGGTGCTCCGTACGAAGGTATTTCTGAGGTAATAACTAGAAAAGCCTTATTGGATTTTTATACCGGCGGTGGTGTTAGTGGACTTACTGGGTTATTATCTTTCCCTTATACATTTAAAGGTAATGACGGTGGCTATGATGTGCAGACCGGGGCACTAGCCAATGATCCGGTTACAAGACCTTTACAAAATAAACTAGATGACAATATTAATGTTAAAGATTTTGGTGCCAAAGGAGACGGAATCACCAATGACTATTTTGCAATTCAACGAGCCTTAGATCAAGTTTACAATAAGAAAGCAGCTACTATCCCACCTGTAACTAGGAGGGTCATTGACCTGTCCCCAGGAACTTATATAATTGAAAACGAGTTAATTATACCTCCGTACTGTGTACTAAGAGCAGGGGGCAAAGGCAGTGTAGTTATTAGGCAACTTAATCCTGCCGCCACTTGCATTTTTAGATTAGCTAATAGTTTCGGTGATTATAATAATGCTGTAGCCAATGGTACTGCTCCCGGGCAAGTAGAA